CGGGAATGCATGCGGTATAAAGGCTTCAGAGAAGAAGACCGACCTACCTGTAAATCCGGCTACAATACCATTAGGCATTGCCGTTAATCCAAGCAATGGGCCGTCAGGGTGATCTCCAGCGACTTCGTCTGGCGGCGCGTCCCATTCCGTTGTGGGAATGATTTCGCCAAGGTTCTCGTCAAGAATACTGTCGGTGGTCGACGCTGTGCCGTAGGCAATGTCTTTGACGAACTGAAAATCACCGTTAGCGCCCGTGCGGTAAATACGCCGCGCTGCCGGTCTACCGCCAGTATTGTAAATGTGGGCAGGAACCGTTCCAGTAAGAGTGATGGTTACGATCTCACCGGACTTAACATCGATAATGGCAGATGCAGGCGATGGACCAGACTCCTCACCAAGCCCCGATACCCATGTGTAGGCGTAGGCACGAGAAAGAGCGATGGCAGTCGAGTTTGGAAGTGCCGTTGAAACTGCAACCGTAGGTGTATCTGTTGGCTGTGGAACGCCGAGCTTGCGCGTGACGGATGGCTCATAGGTTGGATTGACAGAGCCAGTGACCTCAGTCCCAATCGACATGCGGGGGAACTGTTGACCCGTCCAATACAGACGGTCATATGGGTCTTCAGCTATGGGTGAGGCAATTGCGTGGACATCCGTAGTCCACACAAGCCAGTAGGCGTTTCCTGCTCTGTCACGGTGCTTATAGATCGTGCGTGTGTTGGAAGGAACGGTAAAGGCCCCACTGTTGTGATCGTTAATCGCAAGCGGAGCTCGCCAAGCTGAAAGACGGCCAGAGTCCAGACGTGCGTTCTCCGCGATAGTTGCCGCTGTGTCCGGCAAAAGGCGGGAAGAAACTTGGGGCAACACGCCACCAAATGTCTGGAGTTTAATGCTAGCCATCTATCAGCCTATCTACTTACCTCCTCACCTCCATACATGGAGAGGTGTGCTATTTACTTACTGAGCCTGCTGACCCTGTGCCTGTGTAAACACCTTACGGATAAGGGCGTCAGACACACGATGTGGCAACTCAGCAAGGGCGCTCAGAACGATATTAACTTCCTGAATATTCAGAGTAAGCGCAATGCCATCTGGCTTGGCTTCTTCGTTGAAATTGTCCATTTCACTCATATATTTATACCTCTAAACTAGCTTCGGCGGGAGGCGACCAAGGGAATGCACCCTCAGCAACTTCTTCGACAGGATTCTTCTTAGCTTCGATCTGCTTGGCGATCTGGCCGTCAACGTGTTCTTTGTAAGCGCCAACAACTATGCCCTTAATCCACTCAAGAACCTGCGTTTCGGTCAGGTCTTCGTAGGCAGTGAAGTTCTCTGCATCTACGTCGGCTGGATTAAATGGCGTTGCGCCGTTGAATACGCCTTCATTTCCGTCTTCGTCAGTGCCAGTGCAAGTCCAAGTTGTCTGCACAATAATACCCTGAAGGTCAGAAATATCAGACTTCTTGATTGATTTAAGACTCCAAGTGTATGTTAAGGTCATTTTAGTTCCTATTGCTGTAAATTTGTAGGTAATTCTTCATTGCTCATCATGAATAAAAAAGCAAGTTAGTTCATTGTGCCACTGTTCGTAATGGCAGACATTAAGCGTAGCCATCATTTTGAAGCTGGACATTCCAATATTTGGTAACACCGCCAGCAGTTGCACTCACAGTCCATGTGGTAGAGCGTATAGAACCAGTAGTGTTTGTAAGCGTAAATGATCGTGACGCAGCCGTAGTAGAGCCTGTTGTTGGTGTGCCAAACGACCCAGACCTTGTATAAGTCCACACCGCAGATTGACTGCAAGTAATTGTCTGACTTGCAACATTTCCTTCACTTTCTGTAACGGAAAGCACGATTGCTGTCCCCGCAGAAGCACCGCCAGCGGGACTAAAGCTTACGTTTGATTTGCCGTAAAGATTGGACATTGCAATTGCGCCAGAGGACACAGCAGCAAGGGTTCTCACGGCGGCAGCATTAAGCGATATATTGGCCGTAGCCGAAAGCCCAAGCTCCGTATTCACATTGCCAAGGGAAATGGCTCCAGAAGCTTGAAGGGTCATGCTACTTCTTCAGCATTTCGACTTCGTGGCGTAATTCTTTAATGGCTTCTATCAGCAGCGGAACCATGCGCGAGTAATCTACGGTCAGGTAGTTTTCGCCTGTCTTGGAGCCGTGATCTGGATCATCGTGGTCAACATCAAATGCCGCACCACGAACAATCTCTGGCAAATGCTTCTGCACTTCCTGTGCTGAAACGCCAAGTTGAGTGCCATTGTTTGCGTAGCCAAATGTCTCTGCCAGTTCGTTATCAACGTAGCGGAAGCCATTAAGCGATGACACAATGTCGAGCGCGTTTTCAATGTTGCCAATGCGTGTCTTTAGACGGTCATCTGAATAATATGCAGTGACGTTACCCGTTGCGTATAGGTCAGCACAGAAGATAGAGCGGCGGTTGTTGGTGATGTCAGACTGTCCGCCAAACACAAATTGACCGCCAGAGTCCATGTAAATGGTAGCAGCGGCTCTTGAACCCCAATGGAAGTTAACTCTTGGGGCGTATGATGCCGATGATTGTGATGCAGCTACCAAGCCATTCTCACGCAGTTCAAGACCGCCAAAGCAGTCATTAGATGCGCTTGGGTTCATCATCTGAAAACCGCCCTTAATCCAGCTTGCGCCAGCGGGGTCTACATAAGCAGATGTGTCGTTCTGGTCATAGAATATGGGCGCTCTTACATCGCTTGCTGACGATATAATTGAACCCGTCATTGTAAGGTTGCCAGAGTATTGGCGGCCACTGGTGTTTAGATACTCAACCCACGCGCTAAACGTGCCATTCTGAACGTTGCGCTGTAGCAGCCGCCTTTCGTTATCTTCCCAACCCCAAGCAACTTGCGTCCCCCAATAACCATTTGAATTTGAGTGGCGCATACTTTCGTAGAACCACCATGTTCCAGCGGGGCCACCGCTAGAAATGTCACCGTGGAAGTTATAGGCTTGTGGCGGCGTATTTTGAAAACCAGTGTTCCAGTTAGCGTTTACGTCCCTGCCGCCTAAATAGGTGAAAGTCTTGCTAAGGTTACTGTCACCGTTGGGATTTATATAATAGCCAGTGTCATTGCTGTCGTAGAATAGTTGTGAACGCATTGATGAGTTTGCAAACAGGTTTGACGCATTATCAAAATAGCCGCGCTGGGTATTGCCCGTCCAAAATTCAATTGATGTTTCAGATTGAAGGTGCAGGGATGGGTTGTTGTAAATGCCTACACGATTATATGCAGCACCAATTCTTACATCGCCACCTGCGCCTTCACCGTTAGCCACATGAAGCCCACTGTCATCCGTGTATACGGTAACTCGACTGCTAGTTCCCGTTGTCATGTTCAAGCCCGACACGCCATCAAAGTAACGCGCAGTGTTGTTGCTATCGTAGAAAATAGGTGCACGGACAGAATATTCTGACTGCCAGTTACCCTCATCAGCACAAAATGAACCCCAACCATCTGCTTGATTTAAGAAGCCGATACGGTTGCTGTTGCAGTGAATGCGGCGAGTTCCTTCGTCGGAGTCCGCCATAAAGATGTTACTTGCAACAGCGCCGTTGCCGACTGTAAAATCTCCTGCAAGAATTAACGAGTTCATAACAGAGCCACTGGCAGCATCTATGTAATAAACAGTGTTGTTGCTGTCGTAGAAGATAGGTGCGCGAAGACTGCCACCAGCCTGTAGAACGTCGTTTACAAATACATGACCACCGCCAACTCCATCTGCACTATTATTGATGGACATGACTTGAGTAGCCATGTCGCTGTTAGTATAGAAGCGCATACCCCCATAGCCTGCGAGTGCGCCCATTTTTATGCCAGTATGGAAGGCTATGCGTAGGTCAGGGTAGGGATGCGACCATGCGCCGCTTTCGCGGAAAATACCGTATGATTGCGAAAGGCCACCGTTAAAATAAAGACCAAACGGCGTGTCAACACTCACATCGTTATTTGTCTCAAAGTAGTTAGCCCCCATCCTGTGTGTTCTTGAAATTTCGTTAGGGTCAATGTAATAAGCAGCGTTGTTGCTGTCGTAGAAAATCGGGGCACGGAAGTCGCCTGACGCCGTGATTTGCCCAGAGGTATTTAGGCTCAGATATGGGGTTCCAGAGCGCACGCCATCAGCACCAGCCGTGCTGTTGCCGATCCAATAGTTGTTGGAAGTGTCGATGCCCATGCCATAGACCATCTGTCCGCTGCGCGTCAGGCCATAGTAGGTAAAGTTGCTTCCGGTTGCGCGTGTGACCGCCACCTTGCCGTAAGGGTCGTTATTGCTGTCAGAGACACCAAGGCCGCCGATGATATTGACGATATTCGCAGACGTCGTTCCTGCGCCGTCGAAATAATAACCAGTGTTGTCACTATCGTAGAATATAGGCGCACGGGCGCTATTGGTGAACTGCACATACCCGTCAATAAGGCGCAGATAGTTGTTATATGAGTTATTGGCGCTGTTAGGTGATATAAAATATGCGCCATTCTTAAACATTACTTCAACGCCAGAACCAGTGCCAGTAAAGCTCCCACTTGGGTTACCAACAGGGTCAACGCCAATGCAGACGGTAGTGCTGGCTTGGTCACCAAGAATGAGTGTGCGGTAGGCGGAAGAATATCCGAAGGTGGATGCGCTAAAGGCTAAGACGTCTGTGCCACTGCTGTTGCGAAGGAAGACACCCGCTCCATTAAATGAAACTCCTAGGGTTTTTGACCAGCCCGAACCATTATATCCCCAAAGCGCAGCACGGTTATTTTCATCAAGCTGCCAGTTCCACGCACGAGTGTTGCCTGCGTCAGCGAAATAAATACTACTTGCTATACTTGCCGACCCTGCGACAAACGATCTAAATCCATTACCGTAGTAAGCTTCGACGGTGTTAACAACACTGGTGGACGCAGGGTCTAAGTAGCGGGCAGTGTTGTCGCTGTCGTAGAAGATGGGAGCGCGGACACTACCATTGCTGGCAAAAAGGTTACCGTTGGCATCAAAGTTGAAGTATTTATATGCGCCAGTTGCGCCAGTGCGGATGCCTAAAGCATTTGTCGTGCTTTCATAAATAAGCGCCTCATTACCCCCTATAAGGGTGTTGGCAAGGCGTGATGTGCTGGCGGGGTCAACGTAATAGGCCGTGTTGTTGCTGTCGTAGAAAATAGGTGCGCGGAGATCAACGCTGGCGGTCACAACGCCATTGCCGTCAATACTTAGGCGACTTGTTCCGCCTGTTGCGTGCGTGGCAGTGGTTGCAGTATAAAACACAATTTGCGTTGCAGGGTTGGCTTCGTAGACGTTTCCACCAATGCTGACTTGGTTAACCCCCGAAGCCGAATAAGAACCAATAAGCATAACGCCCTTTGGTTCTGAGGTTCCGCTGTAATGCCCCCCTGTCATCACAGACCATTTGGCCGTGTTTACGTCCTTGTCACCAAGCTGCAAGTTGCCGCCGTTATTGTTACCCGCACCTGTTATTGACACAAGCCTGTTAAGCACTGTGCCGCTGGCAGGATCAACGTAATAGGCGGAATTGACGCTGTCGTTGAAGACCGGCGCATTAAAAGCAGTTGCCGCTGTGATAATGCCGCTGCCATTATCAATCGTCATGCGGGGTACAAAACTAGCGGACGTAATTGGCGATGCTGCGTAGCCGAATACAAGATCATCGTTGCTTGATGTAGTAGTGAGCGCAATGCGTGCGCCGGAAAGTGCGGCTATGCCCCCACGGGATTGTCCGCTGTGGTGGGTAATGATTGAAGCATCTACCCCAAAGGCTTCCAAGTTTGCGCTTGGCGTTATTGTACCAAGTCCAACGTTACCGTTATCACCTTCGATAAACATCGAAAGCGTTTCAGAACCGCGTGCGCCGCGATAAAATTCAATGTCGGCAGCGTCAGCCGAGCCACGAAAAATCATCCGAGTTGCCTGAACGCCACCAGTACCGGCGGTTGTAAGTTCTAATGCGTTAGCGCCTGCCAAAACACCAGAAGCAAAGCCAGAGGCCGTGCCTGCGCCGCGAAACGTAAAGATTTGGCCTACAACGCCAGTTACAACATCTAGCTTACTTGCTGGTGAAACAGTGCCGATTCCGACGTTCGTGCCCGTGTCGTACACCACAGACGCGCTGACAGCAGATGTGCCATTACCCTTAAGCAGATAGCCAGAGGTGAGTGTCGTTGCGCCCATGCCGCCGTTGGCTACGCCAAGTGTACCTGCAAGCGTGATCGTCCCGCTGCTGGTAACTGGACCGCCAGAGGTTGTCAGACCCGTGCTGCCACCGCTAACGTCGACGCTAGTTACGGTGCCAGCACCACTCGTAGGCGAAGTGATCGTGAAGTTTGGATACGTGCCCGTCACAACCGTAGCGCCTGCGCCTGTTAGGGCAACGACTTGGTCTGGGGCCGTATTGGTGACGGTGATAGCGCCAGATGCCGTTATTGGTCCGCCAGAGACGCTTACGCCCGTGCCTGCCGTCAAGTTGACGCTGGTAACTGTGCCGATGTTAGATGTGAAGCCGCTTGGGTTCGTTGCATTGTACGGTGTAAAACCAAGAGCCGTTGTAACATCGCCGGAAGTGATGCCGGTGAGGTAGCTTGATGTGTCCAGTGCGTAGGTGTTAGCCGCTGTCTTCTTGACGAAGCCGGTTGTGCCAGCCAGCGCAGCAATTGCAGTGAGATCGCCATCAAGCGGCTGGTATGTAGTTAATGCAGCCGACGTAATGTAGGCGCTGTCGTTGGTAAACGATGAGACGTTGGTTGGCTTGCCGGTAAGATCGCTATACGCGCCAGTGGTGGCTACGGTTGCCAGAGACGAAGTATTAGCCTTCGTCCCCAACTCCGTATTTAGATTGGTAAAATTAGTATCAACTTCATTGTTAGTAAGAGGCGAGCCTTTAGCGGCGCGTGTTACAATCGTTGCCATTTAAACTCGCCTCAACAATAAAATTAAGCAGCGCCGATGGTCACAGTCCAAGTGATCACCATTGTGTCTGCAGCTTCTTTGTTCACAACGCCAAAGACAGTGCGGCAAAGCATGGTGCCAGCCGGTGTTGCGTTGAAGAGGCCAGCTTCTGTAACAGCACCAGTGCCGACACCCGCGCCAAACGTAGCAACAAATGCAACAGAACTATTGGTGGCGGTAGAAGAGGTCAGTGCGACACGGCCAAGCTCAGTGCCAAGGGCTGTGTTGTTAGCTGCCGCAGCGGCGCTGCCAGAACCAACCGCCATGTGTGACATGACTGCCGCACTTGCGTCGCGAATGCGGCTTGCAATGAAATTCAGACCAACGGTGACAACCAAGTTGTCTACAGCCTGCTCATCTTTGATCATGCCATCAGGACCAATAACTTGGATATTTAATCGGCCAGTGGCCTTAATCATTTCGTTCGTGTTCATGTTTAACCTCAGAATGTTCTTGTGGAGCCTACGTAATCCTCCATGAAGTAATCAATATCGCAGTACCCTTGGCTTTTAACAAAGCCAGAGTCAGATGTCACCGTATGATCTGTACGCAATTTACTAAATAGTTTTTCAGATACATCCAGCACATAAGATGAATCGCTATACACTCTAGAGTAACTTGATACAATCAAGATGATCTCTGAAGAAAAAGCTGTTTCATTAATTAATTTAAAGAACTGCATTGTCTGGTCATCATCAGCAGACGCGCCGTTAACGTCATCTGTTGCATAGGCTAGATCAGACAGCACCTTACCAAATGAGCGCGTGCGAACATCACTTGCTTGCGCAGCGTCTATGGGGCTTTTCTCAAAGAGCTTTTCCGCAAAATCCACTGCAAGACCGGCATCAGCTAGGGATCGACTTAGACTGATTTCTCTGGAATCAACCGTTGTAGCAACGTCGTTAAGGTTCTTCCCTGTTGTGCGAAAACTTATGTCGGTGGCAGCGGCTTGGTCTGTTCGCTCTTTCTGGAACAAAGTGTTTGTAAAGTCCGTTGTGGAGGCAAGGTCTCCAAGACCCCTGCCAAACGTCTTCGTAATAAGGTCTGCAGCACTCGAAGATTCAGACAAGGACCGCGAAAACACCATCGTCTTCAACAAAGCGTCCGTTGTCGAAACTGCATTGCTTTGCAGCTTCTCAAGTAATTTAGTTGAGAAGTCAGACGCAGACAGGATTTCTGTTTGAACCTTGCTGGCAGTTTTTATTGCTGCATCTGTGCCGGTAACGCCGTCAGCGCGTACCTTACCTGTTTGGCGGAACAGGGTGTCAGCAGTGGTTGCCGCGTCACTACGCGAAGTGCTGAATGATTTCTGTGCAGCATCATTAGCGGACGCAGTGTCTGACATGCCTTTGCCAAAGAACCGCACTATTTGATCAACGGCCTGCGTTGCCTCAGCAACAACAAGAAAGACAATGTATTTGCCAAGTTGGGCAATAGCTTTTGGGTTAATGTACGACAGACCACCAGAAAGTCGGGTGTAAAAACCCTGCGCAGCTAGGGTCACATACTTGCTTGTGGACGCTAGTAGATTGTAACGAGCCTCTGCTTTAAGCTCAACGTACTCCGCAGTGGCTGACGGCTCCACGTACTTGAGTGTTGCCGACATCTGGACGGCATCAACGTTGTCAGTTTCACCGGCATGCGCCATTGGTTACTCCTTACGTGAACTGCTCGCGCACCTGAAGCTTAATGAGCTCATACACGGTCTGCACGCCACCGGCTGAAGACGTGTATTCAATCTCGCCTTCAAATACGCCAGCCGTATTGAGCGTAGTTGAATCAAACACAAACACGACCTCACCAACTGATGGGTTGGTATTCGTGCCAACAAGTGTCTGTTTAATAGTAGTTCCGCCAACCTCACGCACGCGAAGGCGTACCGTAGAGCCGGTGAGGTTAACCAACGCCCATGTGCTTTGGTTATCAGGATCAAGTGTCTGGCCTGCAACGGCAGTGTTCCGGTCACGCACAGTGATCTTAAGCTGCGGCAGCGTATCGCCCTGAACGAGATAGATGGTTTCAGAGTAAGCCATTAAATGAATTCCCTTGGAGTTACGCTTAAGGAAGCGCCGCTATGGCCGTACTTAGCTTGGCGCATTGCCATGACCACACCGCGCTCATAAAGCTGGCGGTTTGCTCCGGCTGCAGCGCCGTCCATCCACGGTTGCCCACCCATCATCTGAAGGCGGAATAAAGCTCCAGAGACCAGTGTCTCGCGGTGCTCCAAGCCAATGGTGTCTGGAATGGAGGTAGAAACCTGCGTGGGCTTCAATGTGTAAAGAATCTTAAGTGTTTCACGCGCAAGCGGCTTTGGCCCCAACATGATGTTCTTGTTGTCGTACTGTGTGAAATACTTAGGGGCGTTACGATCCGATAACTCAATGCGCATGAAGCAGTCTTCATACGTAACGGCTGTCAGAGCCGTACCAGCGCGGTACACACCCGTAACGTGGTTAGGTTCAGTTCCCGTAGGAGCGTCAATCTCATACTCTGTAATCCCTGCCGACACGATAAGCGTCTGAGGCTCTGCACGGTACAAGTCAGTACGCGCACAGAAGTCTATGCAGGTGTCTCTGATTGCCCTTTCAGCGGTAAACTCAGGGCAGGAAGGAACCTCTGTCAGGACGTAGACTAAGAGATCGGTGTACTTCACTGGTTATTACGCCGTGGTTGTTGAGCCACCATGCTCTCTAGTAGTCCGCCATCTGCCTGAGACTTGATCCCAATCGATGTCGAGAACGACTGAAAGTACACGCCGGAGCGGTTGATGTTTGCAAACTCGCTGTCCTTCTGGTAGGCGCGGTACATCATGTAATCCATGATTGCGTTGGCGTAAACATCGTCAATGCCAATAACCTGCGTATCCGTCGTGAAATTGTTGACGGCGATATCAACGGGCGACATCGCATAAACAATCTCAATAGAGGCCGCTGCGGCTGGCTTTGGAAATACGTAAAAGTTCTTAGGGTCGAGCGCGTCGTAGACGTAATGCTTAACGCCATCAGCTCCTACTGCAGTTTCATACCAATTCGGAAGCTGAACGTCCAAGATGCTGCGCTCAACCCGTGTAATGGCTTTGCCACTGGTATTGCGCAGAACATTGATTAGGCGCAGGCCGTCTGCTGGCAACGCCTGCTTGGCACTGGCAGCGCAGACAAAGGCTGTGTTGACGGCTTTGGCGTCAGGGCGGAATAAAACAATCTGCCGCTGTGCGTCATTCAAGTAATTAAGAAGCTCGCTCTGCGTCCAACGAACAAAGGTTGGGTCTTGGAGAGTAACGCTTACCCGATTAATCAGGTCTACAGCTTTAGTTGTTGCCATCTACTCAACCCCACTCAATAACTTCTAAATCCTGATTACCCCTATACAGTGGATTCCAATCCCATTCCATACCTGTAGTCAAGTGACGCACTCTTTTTGGGGTACGCTCACCAAGGGGCTTTTCTTCGACAGGTGTTTCTTTACGGGTAGCAAGCACCTTCATGTGCTCAATCAAGTCATCCAGACGACGACGCTTGTCGATCTCGTAGCCATACTCTTTACGAGCAAAGGCTTCCAGTTCGTCCTTATTCATGTCTTCAACGGGCCTGTTCATGCGTCTCTCGTTTCTCTGCAGAGTAGAGAGCGGGATTAGTCCCCGCCCTCACCTATGAAGAGAGGGGCGAGGTTTCCCCCGCCCCAATCTAATTAGGCAGATACCTTAAGTTTCAAGGTAACAAGGGCGTTAGGAACAACGACCTTATAGCCATATACCTTCAGACCACGGATACCGTCGCCAAAGGTTGACTCAAGCCGAACCGATTCAGTCTTCACGAACTGCGAAGCAAAGCAGGTTGCCTTCGGGTGACCAGCAAGAGCAAACGTCTTGCCAGCGTCGCCGCCGGAACCAATTGCCAACAAGTTCGACTGATAGATCGTGAAGCGATCTATGTTGCCAACCTTACCGTTACGCAGCGGTGAAGCTGAGTCGCCGGTCAAGTAAGCAAGCTTGAGGTCAGACTTTTTCAACATCTCGATGTACAGCGGCGAGAGAACGAGAAAACGATCCGAATCCGGAATGTTCAATTCGTCCAACTTGCGTGCTGCCTCAAGAACGTGACCAAGAATGGTTTCTGGCGTCACCGAAGCTTTGTCCAAGATGGTTGTTGCTGCAGTTGGGATGTTAGCAAGCACGTCGGTGTCGACGGCAATGCGCATCTGCTCTGCGGCATCCTTGGCGGCTTCGTTCTGGAACGCAATGTCGCCCTGAACCTTAACGATGTCGTCTACCTTGAAGGCATACGACTTCGCTTTGTCGATGTTCAGTTCGACGATCTGCGTGGTTACATCAGCATACGAAACTGAACCAGTATAATCGGCTACAGTGACGCTGGGAACGGTGCGGATGTTTACTTTGTTGCCCTGTCCAGAGATTTCACCTTCATAGTCGGTGTTTGAAATCGATGGCAGGACGGATGAGGCGTAGAACTTCGCTTGAAGCTTCTTTGAGAAAATCTCAGGAATGAAGTTTGCAGCGGAGGTGCCTCCAGCGGTAGGAAATGCAGGCATGTCAATTTGACCTTTTTACAACAGTGTTAAATTACCGGATACGCCCATCTATGTACGCTTGATCAATCTCTCCCGAACGCTTCTCGAATTCATCGTTAGGCATGCGGGTGATCTCTTCTCGCGTCCAAATACGCTTACCCGAACTAGGGTCCGGTCTTCGGGCTTTAGGGAGCGTTGGTTCTGCAACCTTCCGCGCTCTGTCCACCTTCGAAACCGGCTGTTGCGGCTGTGTATCAAACGTT